ATATCTTTTGGCTGATCTTTTAAATAGCTAAATTTAACAATCACACCATTTAATCCACTTAAATCGTAATTATTTCGTTCATTCCATTTTGCATTTATTTGCAAAACAGTTACATCTTGACTATATACAGATGCCGCAACCAATACACATATCACACATAATATTATTTTTTTCATTTACTTATTATTTCAAACAACTTCTCATCAATATTTTTTAAAGCATCGCTATTTTCCTCAACTTTTTTACCTGTGTTCATTATAGTTTCACGAATTAATTGATCTTTTAAATCGTATTCTGTTCTGCTAATTTCTGGCTCAGGCAACAATTTAGCTTCTTCAATATCTGCTTGTAGAGCAAACCACATTCCAATTAATGATGCCATACCAGCTCCAATTGCTATCAATGTTTTTATACTAATATTTAAGCTAGTATCTTCATTTAACTCTTTACTCATTTTTATTCTTTTTTATTTTTTGTACTGTATAAACTATTGTAGCTAGTAGCAATATAATTCTTAGTGTTACCTCAATATTAGTCAATGATATGCCTAGTGCAAAAGTATTCATCATATATAATTTCATGTCTGTATATCCCATTTTAATTTAATTGTTCTACTCTGTTAGATAATTCTATAACTCCCTTAAAATAAGTGCCACCATCTGTATCTTCTTGGCTGTAATTAACACTTTCAACATTACATCCATATACTTTAAAATTATTACTAGACAAATCAAAATATCCACTTGTTCTAGTTCTAAGTAAAGTTAAGCAAGTATTTACTAATTGGTTAGCTACTAGATCACCCCCAGCATCACCCTGGTATTTAGTAACAACCTCAACTCTAGTAATTACCTCACTAGTGAATGATTGTTGGTTATTATCAATCTCATTTGTAGCAACACTATAAACCCAAATATAAGGTGGGTTAAAACTTTTACTAACTCTGTTTGTTACTTGCACCACATCACCACTTACTGATTGACTGCCTATTGCAGAAATAATAGCTTGTCTAATATATTGCATTGGCTCTCTCATCTTATTTTACTATTTAATTTTGATTCTAATTTTTTTACAAAATTTCTAAATACAACTCTAGCTGGATTAAAAAAATAAGGTTGTGGCTTTTGTTTACTTGTACCAAATTCAACAAAACTAGAATATTGCATTTCAGATTCAATAGCAACTCCAGATCCCTCTTTACTATAATTTATGGCACCTTTTAATGCACCTGTATCAACTGGAGCTTTTAATTTTTGTTGTTTAACAATTTCAGCACTAGCTCTAGCAATATCTGTTGTATTACCATTTTTAACTACAATATTTAGATCTGTTAAAATCTTATTAAAATTATTTAAATCTTGTTTGTTAAATTTTAGTTTTGGTTTCATTATGAAAAACTTATTGCTTCAATTGTTGTGTAAAAATCTGGTGTGCTTTCAAACATATTTACAACTCTATATTTACTAACATTACCAGGAAACTGTAAATAATATTCAAAATGATTGTTGGCACTATCTAAACTTTTATTTCTAAATATTAATTTTATTTTTTTAGATTGTTTTCTGCTACCATTTTCTGTTTGCATTTCACCACCTACATATTCAACATTTGCCCATAATGTAGTAAGTAAACTAGGTGAATCACTAAAACCACCATAGCCATCAGTTGCTTGATTTAATCTGTAAACTTGTACTCTTGTATCTAATTTGCCAGCATCCATTATAAATACATTGCTTTATATGAATTTAAAATATCTCTAACATCTGTTGGTATGCTTTCTATATTACTCTTTTGATCACTAGCAAAATCAGCTCTATTATCATAATAAGTTGATGTTAATTGCATTATAGCTGACTGCAACAATGCATCACTTAATCCAGTAGTAATATAAGTAACTTTTATTTTTTCAGCTGGTCCGCCATCAAGCTCAATGCTTTCATTATCTAATCCTAAAATTGAATAAGTGATTGCAGTACCATCACTAGTTACACTAGAAATACTGCTAACTGGACCAAATGGCAAATCAAATATGCCGTTAGTTTCTGGCATATAATAACTCCTGTTTTTGGATACAATATCCCTAGATATATAGTTTTCACACCAGATTCTAGCTTGGGTAATCATTCTAGTAATTATATTGTCATCTTCACTAGTGCTAACCCTCATGTAATCTTTAGCAGTTGCAACCAATACAATTTCAGAACCCTCAGTTGAATTAATCTTTATTTGTCGCATTTTTGGTTTCTTTTAAATCTATTTTTAATTCCTTAGTTTCTTTTTTAATCTTTACTTCTTTTTTCTTAACTATTTTCTCAATAGATTCACCCCAACCATTTTTAAGCCATTTGCCAACATTATTTTCTGGTATATCTAATATATCACCAGCAACATAATTTTGCCCATTTCTTTTGATTGATGTTAAAAGTTTAATTTTCATAACTATAATTTTATGTAAAGATAAAAAAAAAGTGCCACTAGGTTTTAATTAGCGACACTCTTAAAGTATTTATGAAATCAATGCAAAGTTATTAAAATTTTCTTTATACTTTCCATTAGGGTTTAACTTTAAACTAGTTTGACCTAAATTAGGTATTATAAAAAACCCATTATTCCTTTCATCCCACAATGCAAAATAGTCAACATACTTTTTTTCATAGGATGGCAAACCAGTTCGCCTCAATGTAATTTGTATGCTGTTTTTTCTTTGTGTACGATCTTTGCCTAAATATTTTATTTGAATTTTAAATAGCTTGCCATCTTTTTCAAGTATGCAGTCATAATAGCTGGCACTTAGTAATGGCATGGATACGTTATAACCTAGAGCAATGACAGTTGATGCAAAATGATATTCAGCATAACAACCCTTTTGATTATGATTCATGCCCATAATATAAAAAAAAACCAGCTGAATAAACAACTGGCTTTTTAACAATCACAGATTTTAAAACAAAACAAAATTATTACAATGGTTGTGATTGCATTATTTTTACAATTTCTTGAGCATGATAATATATCCTTAATTTTTTAATTGCTGGTAGTTTTTGGAATGTTTGCATATCAACTGAACTGTTGACTATCGTATCAACATCCAAAACTACTATTTTATTATTTTTGCTCATTACTTTTACTTGTTAATACTGAAATAGCTAGAATGCCTAGTATTACAGCTGTTAATAAATCATCTGACATAAACAATACCCTAAAAGATAGATATAACAGCAAACAAGCTGTAAAGTGCTTTATATAGTATCTATTCATTTATTTTAGGGTTACATATTTCGATCAAGGTTTTTGAATACCCAGAAAAAATATTATTTAACATAAATCTCTCATTCTCATTTTGCCTTTTAGCTTTTTTTAAGTTATGCTGAAACTTGTTTTTATTATAGCTCATATTTTTTTTAATGTGAGGGGTGTGGGTTGGCTCTCTTGCTCCGTTGCAGTGGTTAAAAGTTGTACACCTTATAGCTATCCACCTTGATTGTTTTGTACACCCCTCTGTTAAATTAATTTTTATACCAATTTATTATTCCTTTACTTTTAGTAATTCCTAACTTACTATTTAACTGTCTTTGTTCTTTAGTGTCTAAATATGTTTTAGAAACTGGCTGTTGCCAATCAACATTAGAATATAAAACCCTATGATGCTCAAGCCAATTATTACTGAACTTAACTGCTAGATCATGGATTGTATTATCAATTACATAATCAGTTACAGGTTGCCAAGCTAAACACAATTCATCTGTCATATCAGCCATGGCTAATTTAAATGCATCTTTTAATTTTAAGTTTTTATAATTCATATATCTAACATTAAGATTAACATTATTGAATAAACAACTACATGAATAGCAATAAGCCATTTCCAGTTGTTAGGATCTTGTTTTAAGAATTTTTTATACATATCAAACATATCTAAGTTTTTAAAAGGGGGTTTTTACACCCCCATTGTTTATTAGTTATTTAAATTATAATTCATATTCATTCTCTCAGATCTCATTTCACACATCATATTGCCATAATATTTTAAGTTATGTAATACATCACCATTTTTAAAATCTATGTATATAAGTTGTTTTTTAATTTTAGCTTGAAATTTTTTAGGCATTGAATCTATAAATTCAATAATAACATCTAAAGAAACAAAATTAGTATAACCATCAACAGTAAATTCAAAAGTTTGACTTGGATTGATGTTTTTTTCTGAGATTAAAGTATTTAAATAATTTTTCATTGTAATAGTTTTTGTTATTAATTATACACCAAAGATAAAAGAATTTTTTTAATTACAAAATATTTTTTGCATTTATTTTATATTTATTTCAGTTTACTCCATAAAAAAAGGGGTAATAAATACCCCTTTAATTATAATAAAGAATATTATTATGGTGTTTCTAAAGCCGCTTTTGCAGTTGAGAAAGATCCATTTACGAATGCATTTGGCAAGTAATTTGTCAATGCTATTCTTTCTGAAACTCTTACAGTTACAAAACCATCTCTTACGTTAGTACCATCTTCTCTAAAGAATTCAACATTTACATTATCTCTAATCCAAAGTTGAGTTCCAACATTAAAGTTTCCACAAAGAAATGATCCAGCAGAAATTGCGTTGTTTATTATTACTGGCACACCCATAAAGTTAGGTTGTAACCCAGAATACACTTGATCTTTTAGATAGTTGTTTTGGCTATCTTTTAATAATAAGATTTTGTGAAAATCTGTTGGGTGTAATAATATGTAACTAGCTTGGTAGTTAGATAATGCTAATTGGTTTAAAGATGCAACAAGTACATCAAACTCATTAGCCGCTTCAACTGATTGGTAAAATGCACCACCAGATGAAACATCAAAATCAGCCGCATCAGTTATAATACCAGATAAATTAGGTGCTGTTCCATTACCAGATAAAACCTGGTTATCTTCAACATTTAATAATTTTTCTGGAGCTCTAGCTGAAATATAGCTAGTTAACTGTGGAGTATCTGCTAACATTTCTTCAGAAATTCTAAAGTATGTTCCAATTTTTCTAACATTGCTGTCAGATGCAGTCATATCAAAATCAGATTGTGCTAATGTAGCTCCCTCTGCTGATGTTGCAGATCCATTTGAATATCCAGATTCTTTTACGAATCTAATAACATCAGAACTAGTTGATCCTTGTGGGATTAATTGTCTAATGTGTACTGGTCGTGTTGGATCAAATTTATATCCAGCAACTCTATCAGCTGGTATAACTTCACCAGTAAAATCTGCTCCAGTTGTCATATCCGCCTTTACAGTAAATGATGCACTTCTTGAATTACCTTTTACGATATTTTCAATTGCACCATCATTAATTGACTTTAATAAGCCACCTTTGAAAGTTAGATTTTCATTAGATTTTGCTTCAAGATTTTTTTTGTTAGCAACTTCCATTTGATCTAATCTGTCATTAAATTTGTTAGTTAGGTTAGAAATCTCACTTTTTAGTGATTCCTCTGCCTTACCATTAGCACTTTCTAGTGCTTGTCCATGAGCTTTTTCCAATTTAGAATCAATTAGATCCCCAATTTGGTCAAGCTGTTTTTTTACATTTTCTTCCATTTTAGTAGAAATTTATTTAAGATTATTTAACAAGTATTTATAAATATCAATCTCATGCTTGACTTCAACTGGCTCAGTAGTTTCAACAACTGGCTGAGTAGCATTAATGAAATATGTTTTGAGTTTGATTATTTCGGATTCTAAAGCATATCCCATATCATCTGAGATATTGCCCTTTCTAAGTAGCTTACAGATATTATCATATCTTTTGTAAACATGATCAATATTAGAAATGCCTTTAACATCCAATATCTTAGCTTGATCATTTGCCGCTAAAGTAACAGCACTAATTTCATATAGTTTAACTTCTTTTATTTCTCTGTAATCACTTTTTTGCTCTTTTACTATTGGCATAATACCAACAGAGTTTTCAGTAATTACTCCAGCTTTCATTAATTCAATAACATCAGTACCTAATTGAGTTTTAGGAACTTTGGCTACAAATACTAATCCTTTCTCATCTTCATAAAGCTCATCCATTTTTCCAATAGGTTGCATCATATCATGTTGATATAAATATTTAACTCTACTGCCATTTTCTTGAATTGTTTTTTGGTATGCACCTTTTCTTATAATATCTTGGTCGCTATCTTTATTATCAAAATAAGATCCATAACCTTTTACTATGCCATTCTTTTCATCAAAGTCAGCAATTATATCACCAAGTGGTGCGGCTTTATAAATAAATTCCATACATTAATATTTTTTGTAAAATTACTAAATTAATTTTTAATCCTTTGTCAGCTCATTGATTGCTAAGCCAGCTCCAATGTTAAAAAGCAAATTACTAGATGAACTAGGTTGATTTGATTGATCTGGATAGTATATTGCTGAGCATCTACAATTTATAACATTTCTGCCAGAACCCTCACCAGGTCGCATAATAGCTTCACCACCTACAATAAAAGAATCTTTGTGTTTTACTTTTTGCCCATTAGCAACTGCATGCCAATCCCTTTCCCTATTATCTAATGATGTGGACCATTCTTTAATTAAGTTTTCACCAGGGAAAACAGTTAAGGCACTTTGCTCAACTCCATAATTAGCGGCTCTAGTAGTTTCAGTTCTAACTAATCTTTGAGCTTGATACCTTGAATATCTTTTAAATTGTTTTTTTAATATTCTAGCTTTTGCATCATAACCCAAACCCATAAACTCTGGATCACTAAATAATCTTTGTGTAATTTTTATAAGTGTTTTTTTAGCTGTGCCACTTACAAGAACAACATTAGTAGCCGCCACTTGTTTTGCATACAATCCAAATGATGCTTGCCATTGTGTAACATATTCTTTACTAGACACACCTTTTTTAATTAGTTTATCAAAGGTTTTAGCATACCATTTAGCAAAATGCATTGATGTATCTTGATACAATTCATTGTAAAGGTTGTTAAAAAAATCTACTGTAAATAAATATTGGTAATTAGTACTGCCAGAGTTTAAAACATTATCAACTCCCTTATTGTATTCCTTTTGGTAATATCTTGTAAATCTTGAGATATTACGTTTTTCAGTAATTCGCCTTTGGTTTTCAAAAGCATCTCGCCATTTATTACTCATCTAATTGATTTAATTTTTTTTCTGCATAGGTTAACATACTTTGACCACCCCATCCAAGAAAAGCAACATAACCCTTATCTCGCCATGGTGTATCTCTATAATCAGGATTTATTTTATTATAGCCACCACCTTTGGTCCTAGATAAAAAACTAAAAGTTCTTTTTAAAGTTGACAAACTAAGTGATTCTCTAGCTATTAATTGATTCATTCTAGCCAAACCAACTTTTGTCATGCCATCAACTTCATTGCGACCATGCTCATCAATCCAATTCTTTACTCTTTTTGCATTGTTAGTTGCACTTTGTGGATAGTCATTGTATGATGCTTTTATTTCAATGCTTTCTTTAACCTCTATGTTACTTATTGGATTTTTTTTTTCCTCAGCTATTGGTTGGGGATCTTCAAGTTCAATATCACTACCAGATGCTGGAATTAAATTGGCTGGTATATAATATTCATTAAGTATTTCATTTTCCTCATCAGTTCCAAAACTCATAGCAGATCTCTTTTCATTTGGAGTTAGCCACCATGCCTTAGCCATTTGATCAACAACCTTTTCAGTTTCCTCTTGTAATTCTGGTATTACACTATAATCAAACTCAATACATAATTTATCACCATATTGTGGAGCTAACCATCTGTTCAATTCATCTTGTATTTTATTAAGCTCTGGAATTACACAATTTTGATATAATGCTTTTTTAGCTTCTTTTACGTTATTAAATGTGCTTGATTCTGTATTGTTAAGCAAAGTAACTGGCACATTGTAGATATTACAAAGATCTTTTATAGATGCATTGTATTGCTCAATTAAACTAAGATCACTTGCATTTAATCCAAAGTTAACCCAGGATAATTTCTTTGGTGTAATAATTACATCACCAGCATTATCAGAACCTTGAAAGTTTTTTCTAAATTTATCTTTTAATTGTTGTGCTTGTACCTCATTTAAATCACCCTCATCACTCATTAAAACACCTCTAGCAGTTTGATTTTGCAAATACTTAACTCCAGTTTGTACCGCTTCATTATTTGTAGTCATTGAACGTAAACCAGCTCTAAGTGGTGATTGACCATATAGATGTGAACCAGAACCATCAAAGTATGGGTTAAAATCTTTTATATGGCAAATTTGATCAGCTGGTATTTTATATTGCCCATTGTATTCAATTTGATATTCTTTAACTGGTTGCATAATACCGCCAGATACAATTTCAATTAATTGGCTAGGCATAACATACAATTCTTTATATTTACCAGCACCATTACCAGTATCTGGAGCAATACCATAAATGTATCTGTTGCCAGTTAATTTACCAAAAGCAATTAGTTCAGTAATCCAAGATGCATAGGATTGAGCTGGGTTTGGTCGTTCTAGTAATTTGTGTAAATCAGTATCATGTAATTCAACTAATGCTTTCTTTTTTAAATAGTTTGCTTTATGCATAACACTAGAATCTAGTGTGCCATTATTCATTGCCTTATATCTTTTGTAATCATTATCATTTACCTTTTCATAAACTTGAAATGGTATTGATGATGCGGCTTTTGCTATTATGTTTATTAGAGAATATACAGTTGCATTTTTTCTGTAACCCTCATTTATGTATGTTGTGTCGTTTTCTGGATTCCAAACAATGCTTTCACCCAGCCAATTGTAAATAGCTTTGTTATATTCATCTGCTGTTTGTTGTGCATTTTTGGTCAATAGGTTTCTGAATCGGTCAAAGAATGTTGCCATTAAAATAAAATTTTATGTAAAAATACAAAATAATAAATTCTTTTATTATACAACAAAAAAATCATTTCTGTTTCGCCATCTACTATATACACAATATCTAATTGAATCTAAAAGGTGATCGGCTTGATTTGCTTTGGGTTTGTTGATTATTGTACCATCTTTAAGCTCATCATAAATATAACTTAGTTGCTCTTTAAGTATGTTTGTTGATTCCTCACTAACATATATATCAAATTCTTTTAATAATGATATACCAGCATTTATACTGCCTTGACCTTTAACAGCTCCCTTTGCTAATACACTCATTTGTCTAAGCTCCTCAATACTTTTTGGCTCAGCACTATCACAATACATTAGCATATCATCTAGCTTTTGCTGTTTAATAAACTCTGCAATATCTCTGTTTGTCATTCCTTTTTTATACATCAGCTCATGGATATACAAGCTGTTGTTATGTTTTGCAACTTTTACAATAGCTAAATTGTCCTGGGAAAATCCGAAATCACATCCCAGAATTTCATCATCTAATTGTGGAAAATCTTTGTGGGGTATGTAATTCCAATTTTTAAATATTTGCTTTTCACTAAATACTGCTCTTTGTCCCTCACCATATACTCGCCAGTAATCTGGATCTCGTTCTTTAATCCTTTCAATTTCATCAACTAACTCTTTAGGCAAAAACTTATTATCTTTGTATGTTGAGATAAATAAATTAGCATCATCTCTCTCTGCTAGGTCATAGAGATAATGTACTGGATCAGATGGGTTAAAATCAATTAATATTTTTTTCCTGGTTCGCATTACTAATTGCTGGTAATCTTCAAAAAATAATTCATTGCCCTCATTAATCCATAATATATCCCTTGCAGATCCTCTAATTTTCTGAGCATCATCGGCACTAAACATTTCTAGTGTATGCCCATTAAACTCAAATGTGTTTTCTGACTTATTATGCACCCCATTCCAATAAATACCTAATTCCTTAGATATATGTAAAAAATCTCTTAGAACTGATCTTTTAAGTGCTGGCAAGGTTTTTCTAACTATGCTTATTGTTAATGGCTTCTTTTCAGTAGTCATTAGATACAAACAATACTGCATAAGCGACCAGCTTTTTCCGCTCCTGGTTCCGCCTTGCCAAATATTTAATCTAGCTTTGGTGTTTACAGCTTCATAAAATTGCTTATTACAAAACTCTTTTACTCTTTGTCTTTGTCTTTGGCTGGTGTCCATTCAATTAGTTTGCTTTCAATAGAGCCATCATGCTGTATTTCTTGCCTCTCAACATAACCTCTTTTTTTTCCTTTTGTTTTAAGTAGAAATATTGTTGCTGTTGTATTCCCATCTCTTATTTGCTCATGTAGTTGACTTTCTGCAAAATCCAAAGCCACATTCTGTAACTCATCAACTTTTGCTTTAAACTTTTTATCCTTATTGTAGTAATCATAATAAGTTGCTCTGTTACAACCTACATTCTCACAAGCTGTTGTAACAACACCTAATGAAAGCTCAAGAGCTTCTAATAATTTCTTTTTTATAGTGTTGGTTTTGTTGGCTCTAGTCATGCTACAAAATTACATAAAAAAAAGGGAGTTTAAAAAACCCCCCTTTAATTACCTAATGCCAATAGTTCCCACCTGGCTTTTTATATTAGGTTTTTATAGTTCTTTTATTTCTTTTAATGATTCATTTGCTTTTATCATTTTTTTTGCAAATAAAATAACCTCAGATTGATTTGTTCTTAAATTATTATCATCTTTACTGTCATCACTTAACCAGTTTAATAATATTTGTAACTCACCAACTGTGTGGTCACTCATTACTCTAATAGCTCCACCAGTAGCTCTTAATTCAAAATTTATTGAATCGTAATAAGATGATACAACTGATAATTTTAAATTTAAATTTGCAATTTTAATACCGCTTCCTAAATTTTCAATTTTGTTTAATTTTAATTCATTCATAATTGTAATTTTTTATTTTGTTTGTTTTGTTATTAATTATACTCAAATATACAAATATTTTTTTAATTACAAAATTTATTTTCATTTTATTTAATATTTATGCAAAAAAAAAGGGAGCTTTTAAACTCCCTTGTAAATTAATATTAATTTTTTAAAAACTTGGATCTCTGTATTCTTCCATTCTTCCAAAAATTATTGAAACTGGATTAAAAGATTTGTATTCTTTTGTAATACCTTTTACAACTTTTAATCTAAAACCCCAATCATTATCTTCATCTTCTATTGTTAGATCATTATATGTTATGCCACCAGGTAAATTTTTATAAGGATATTCAAATTGTTCACTTAACCTTTTTTGTAATGACTTGATTATCTGAACTCTATAAGTTACTTTACCCCATTTACCTTTTTTTTCATTCCACTCTAATAAAATAGTTTTACCATCTAAATTGCTTTTGTACTCATATCTCTCATCACCATAACCATCACCAATAAATATGCAGTTCATTTTTCTTATTATACATGAATTAGTAGATTCCGAAACAGCAATAACCTCATAAGCTGATCTGTCAGAATAGTGTAAAATTGTTGCACCCTCACCAACTTTTGGTAGTGTTGCATTGTTGCCCATTACTTGATTAATAAATCCTCCAGCAACTCCGATTTTTCTTGATTGTAATTTCATAATTGTAATTTTTAATTTATATAATTTGTTTGTTTGTTACATCAAATATATAAATATTTTTTCAATTACAAAATATTTTTTGCTTTTTATTTAAATATTATTCTTTTTATTATATAAATACAAATACAGATCCCATATTTTATCACTTGCATCTTTTTGATATGCATAAGTTTTTGGTGATCTTATTAGCTCGCCATTATCGTTTATTTCAACAAAACATTTTTTTTTATTTTTTATAGGAACTATATAAACTTTAATATTGTTTTCTAAACACCAGGATTGTGCTTTTAAATACTTATTCATATTAAAACATTCTTATTTGTGATTTGTGTTGTTCTATTCTTTTAATTGCAGAATTATAATAATCTTTGTCAATTTCATAACCAATTAAGTCATATCCTAAATTATGACAAGCTATTGCTATTGAGCCACTTCCTAA